TGGTGTATTAATACTGTTTTGTATATCAGTTTGTACAGCATTTAAATCCTCTGGTGTTAATGATAAAACGTTTTGACTACAACATTCTAACACTCTAACACCGTTCTTTTTATTATTAGCTTCTCTATCTATTAATACTAAATCTTCATTACTAAATGTAAAGAAACTATCATCAACTTCAGCTTCAGCATTGGTTATACACTCAAGAGTCTTACGCATTTTTTCTTCCTCAATTATTTGAGCTTTTGGTTTTGGTATCATTTTATTCAAAGTACCAAACATATCTTGCATTAATTTGATAATAACTTTATCGGAACCACTTTTACCAAATAAACTAATACTATCAACTAATGCATTGTTAAATTCAGTTAACTTCATGTTCTGAGAAGCTGGATTAACTTTAAAATTGAAGATATTTGTAGTGGTTGGGCCCATAGAAGGATTCAAAATCGGATTTAATGGATTTAATACAACTGGTATTGATGTAACTGGATTAAATTTAACGTCTAATAATGCTTTATTAACCACACTAGTTCCCCATGGATAATATACACCAGCGTCTGTTGCTACTGATTTATTGTTTTCAATTACATAATATAAAAACGTATTTAAATCAGTACTATTCAATTTGTTAGCAGCATCATTATAAACCATTCCACCACCTAAACTTTCTGGTGATGTTTTAAACATTGAGTAGAAATCTATTTTACTCACATTTAAATTAATACCATCATTTATTAACCATAATGGTAATGATGGGTCAACGCTACAACTAACTAATTCTTTAAGTTGTTTTTTTAATTCATTCTTAATAACGCTTTCAGTTTTTGGTAACTGATTTGCAATTACGTCAGTTATTGATTTTTTAAGGTCTTCAAAACTAGTTATGGCCATTGCTAAGTTAGTAATAAATTCCATGACATTATTTTTCTTATTGTTAATAGCTTCTTTATTGCTATTAACTTTACTTTTAATACCATCAACACGATTATTGCCCTTATCAGTTAATTTGTTAAGTGCAGAAACCTTACCCATTACTTTTTTCTTAGTATCCTTAACTGCCATAATTATTCTTCGTCTGAATCATTGTTATTATTAGCATTCTTTTTAATCATATCTCTAACTTTAGAGAAATCATCAAGCGTAATATTACCACCACTTCTTTCGTTTACAGCTGATTCAGTATCGCCTTTATGTTTGATAATATCATTTTGTAGTTTGGCAATCTCCAATTTAATTCTTATTGCAGAATCTTTAATCTTCAATGCGTTACTTTTTTCCTTTGCAATTTTAGTTGCATCATCAACGTCTTCAGCCTTAACTGAATTAACTAATTCATTAATAGTTTTTTGAGCATCATTAATGTTAGCACAAGCATCGTTATACGTTTCTTGCATTAATCCTTCTAAACTATCTACGTCATTCGTTTTAACGTCTTGCTTCTTTTTTCTTGGCATGGTAATAAATTTTATATGTTCTTATTATAATAAATATCTATATAACATGTTTTTTAAAACCCTTCTTCCATTCCAGACATTTTAATTAGGTTATACAATGTTTTATATCTTCGCATCGCTAATCTAATATCTTTGGTAGATAAGTTAGTATAATTTCTCATACTTTCTAATATCGAATTTTTGTGGTATTTAGAACCACCATCCATCATAGATAATGTTAATTGCCAATTATTTAAAATCTCAATAAGGGCATAACCAACTTTTTTCTCATTATCAGTAATCTTCTTTTTATTAACTAAATTTTCATTATTAACTTCAGCTTCAATACTAACGATTAATTCTTTAATTAATCCAGATAAATCGATGTCATTATTATGCATCTCATATGTTAGTTCTGATTTACTTTCTAAATCTGAAACTGGGATATCGTCATATGAATAGAGTTGTTTAATAACTTTTTCATCTTTAATTAATAACCCTAATATATAGTTTTTACAAATTGTTCCATAGTAAGAATAAGCTTTTCTACCAGTTCCTTTATCAAATTTATCAGCTTTAGTAATTAGAAATGAAAGGGTGTCCGAATGTAAATCTTCAAACGTTTCACCCTTTCTGTATAATTTATACTTTCTAATAATCGATTCAATCATCTTATCAAGTGGTTTTCTTAACCATTGATTGTAGATTGCATTCCTTTCCGCAATATCTTCTGACTCTAAAAATTTAACAACAGCTACTTCTTCTTCAGGTCCAAAGTATAAGTCATTGACTCTCTTTCTTCCTCTCTGTTTGGCCATCACGAAATTATTAGTTTTGATATGTTATAGCTCTATCTTTTTCGAAATAGTATTCTTTTTTAGCTTGTGCCAACCACCAGTTTGCTTCAGTTGGGTCCATTTCATCTTTATAAGAGTGAAATAAAGAACCTTCGCGTTGGTTTACATGTTTATAACCAAATTTAGGTATCACCATAGTCTTAACATCTTTAAATGTCATTCTTAATAAGAACTCATAAGTAAATGTTAATTTGATATTCTTTTTAAATCCACCGTTTGCTTCGTAAATCTCTTTTGAGATAACCATACCATCGATGTTAAAGTTTTGGTAAGTTAATAATGCTGAGTTATCTAAGAAACCTAACTCATCAGAAAAACTGTTAGCCCAAACTGCTTCGTTAGTAAATCCAATGAATTCAGAATCAGAATTAACGTCAACTACGATTGGTAAAAACAATTCAACTTCTGGGTGAGCTTCTTGGTATTTAACTACATTTTTAAACCAAATGTTAGAGTATTCATCATCGTATTCTAAGATTGAAAACCATTTAGTAGTGATGTTAGATACTCCAAACTCAATTTGACTAGCAAAATCAGTTTCACCTTTATTTTCAACTACTGTACAATCCTCAACACCTTTAGCGATTTCAGTTACTTGTTTATACGCATCTGATGATGCTACGATTAACAAATTAGGTTTTACAACTTGGTCTGTTACACTTTTAATTGCATTTGATAGTGTTACTTCAGTAACTTTATCTAATTTATGTACTGGTAAAATTACCGTAATATTTGATGCTTTATTTGACATATTCTTAATTTTATTTAATATTATTATTTAGATTCAGTTTGTTCAGTGATTTTAGTTAATACTGAATTGATTTCTTCAACACGATTAGAAACTAATGTACCATATACTTCCTCGATTTTAGCTTTTTGATTTTCTGGTGAGTAAGCACCTCTAGTTTTAGCCATACCTTCTAATAAATCAGCTGGTACATTATCTTCTAACCATAATTTAAGGTAAGTAGCAATTAACTCAGGAATATTATTAGTTGTGTTAGTCCATACACCGTTATTTAAAATAACTTGATTACCATTCTCATCAATTTCTTCCATCCATTCTGGAATAGTGTTAGGTGCTTTACCAATAACTGGTGTGTTGCATTCCATAGCTTCGATTGGGAATGTTCCAAATCCAGCAACATCATCAACCCAAACAGCCAAACAAGACTTAGCTAATTCATTAGCAAATGTACCTCTATCTAATCCTCTCAATTCTTTAAACGTAATCCATTTGTATAAAGGATATTGTAAGTAGAATTGTTTAACAATTTTAACTGCATCAGATTGATTTCTAACGTTAAGTGTTACAACTGGAACCTTAGGTTTATCAGAGTCTTTGAAATAAGCTGGAATCGATACTGGTACAGTATGTGTAGCAATACTAGGGAATAATGTTTTAACAAATTCCCCTTGTTTATCAGAAGTAGTGATTACTTGGTTGTAACCATAATCAGTCCAACGTCTACCGATTGGTAATAATTCAAAAATGTACTCAGGGCTTTGAGATAAAACAATTTTAGTACATGGGAAATGTTTAGTTTGGTCCATTAATGTTGAAAACACTTCTGGGATAACTAAAAAGTCTTGAGCTGTAATTGATAAAGTTTGAGATTCAATTGACATGTGAGGTAATTTAGCATAACCATCACCCAACCAATCAGCAAGACCCATACCTTCAGCATTACCATGTAATTTATAATCATTTTTCTCATGTAAGATAACTGCGTTATATCCTAAGTCAGTTAAAACTCTAGCATGTTCATAAATGTTAGCTACTCCAGCAACTGGATTACCCTTTGTATCCAATGTGAAGAAATAAATACTGAAATCTTTAGTATTCAATTTGGCAATGATTTCGTTCAATTGCTCTGGTGTAATTTGTTTTTGTTCCATTTTACTTTTTTTTATTTAATTTTATAGTAATTCTTTAATTATTCCATGCTTTAATAATGTATTAAAAGCAATTTTAAATGATAACGGTGTACCTAATAATGCTCTATCAGCACCTAATGTATCATCTGATTCATCGTGATATGTAAGAACGATTTCTAAAAACATTCTTAATGTTTCATATGTTGCGATGTTAATTTCTTTATTCTTTGTAGTAGTAGTTGTACTAATTTCGCTACCAGTTAATTTACCTTTTTCA